GGTATTAAACCTTTACAAGAATGTTTTGGTGATGAGTACGAAGAAAACTACAACAAAGCGGTTCAAATGGGGTTAGGTAAAAAAGTAAGTGCTCAGAATATTTGGAATAAGATTATAGAATCACAAGTTGAAACTGGAGTACCTTATTTATGTTCTAAAGATAGTGCTAACAGAAAAACAAATCATCAAAACATTGGGGTGATTAAACAATCTAACTTATGTAATGAGATTTACCAGTATACTGATGAAGAAACTACCGCAATATGTACATTATCTTCTATGGTTTTAAAGAACTTCATTGTTGGTGGTAAGTTTGATTACCAATTATTGTTTGATGAGGTTAGAAAAGTTGTTAGAGCGTTGAACAATGTAATCGACAAGAATAACTATTCAACTGAAAAAGGACTCAAGGGTGGTTTAGAACAAAGAGCGATTGCTATCGGAACCCAAGGACTTGCAGATGTTTTCTATTTGATGGATTACATTTTCACATCTGAAGAGGCAAAAAAATTAAATAAAAATATTTTTGAAACAATCTACTTAGCGGCGATTACTGAAAGTAATCAGTTATGTAAAGATGGGAAATATAAACCATATAAATTCTTTGAAGGTTCTCCAATGTCCAAAGGAATATTCCAATTTGATATGTGGGGATTAAAAGATACTGAGTTGTTTTGGCCCGAGTCAAAATGGATGGAACTTAAAGACAGTGTTGAAAAATATGGTGTTTGTAATTCATTGTTCACTGCTCAAATGCCTGTGGCGTCTTCAGCGAAGATTACAGGTTCATTTGAAATGACAGAACCTGCTCACTCGGCATTATTTAATAGAAGAGTTGTTGGTGGTGAAATTATGATAGTAAACAAATACTTAATTAGTGATTTTGAAAAATTAGGAGTTTGGTGTGAAGATTTAAAAAATGAAATTATTATAAATGAGGGTTCAATCCAAAACATTAATTTTAATACTTACCTCGATGTTGAAGATAAAAATCACAGTAAAAAAGTTGAGAGAATCGAACATTTAATTGATAAGTATAAAACGATTTGGGAAATATCTCAAAAAGAATTGATTAATATGGCGGCTGACAGAGCACCGTTCGTTGACCAATCTCAATCGATGAATATCTATATGTCTAATCCAACTCTATCAAAAATATCATCATCTCATTTCCATTCTTGGGAAAAAGGTTTAAAAACATTATGTTATTATGTTAGAACTAAAGCGATTTCAACAGGAGCTAAACACTTAGCGGTTGACATTTCAAAAAACAAACAACCTAAAATAGAGGTTCCAAAGGTAGATTATAGTAATATGAATTTACCACCAAAACCTGAAGGAATTGAAATTGATTGTTTTGGATGTTCATCTTAATTAAAAATATAACGACAATAATCACGACACCACGTCGTGATTTTGTTTTTTAAGCTATTTATAAGAAATAATTACAAGACTATATTTATAATATATGGCAAATGGTATAACATATGGTATTGCGTTCCCTTTCAACGATTCCACAGATGGAAAGTATTTGAAATTAACGCAAACCGCCAATGATGAGATTAGAACGGACTTAATACACCTTTTATTAACTAGAAAAGGTTCAAGATACTTTTTACCTGATTTTGGTACAAGGTTATATGAATATATTTTTGAACCGTTAGATAGTCCAACATTTAATAACATTGAGTCAGAAATAAAAGAATCTTGTGAGAAATACTTACCACAATTATTAATAACGAATATTTCAATTAAAGCTGCAGAGAGTGAGGAAGCTGATATCATTGTAACCACAAATGGGGATGCTATTAATAGAAGTTATACAATGCCAGGATTGAATAGTGCGGAGTATACTGCAAAAGTTAGAATTGATTATACAATTACAGATGATGTATTTAGTTCTAAAGATTTTGTAATTTTAAATATTTAAAGAATATGTCAGAAAAAAGAATATCATACACGGTAAGGGATTTCCAATCAATTAGAACTGAGTTAATAAATTTTACAAAAACTTATTATCCTGATTTAATTGATAATTTTAACGATGCGTCAGTTTTCTCGGCGTTCTTAGATTTAAACGCAGCAATATCGGATAATTTACATTTCCATATTGATAGAAGTATCCAAGAGACTGTTTTACAATATGCACAGCAAAAATCATCTATCTTTAATATTGCCAGAACTTACGGTTTAAAATTACCGGGACAACGTCCATCAGTATCTTTAGTCGATTTATCTATTACGGTTCCGGCTAATGGAGATAAAGATGATGAAAGATATGAAGGGTTATTGAGAAGAGGTAGTCAGTTTATTGGTGCGGGACAAGTCTTTGAAAATATATACGATATTGATTTTTCTTCACCATATAATTCTCAAGGATTTCCAAACAGATTAAAAATACCTAATTTTGATGGTAATAATATATTAATTAATTATACTATAACTAAAAGAGAATTGGTGGTTAATGGGATTACTAAAGTTTTTAAACAAGTAATCAGTGCGAACAATGTTAGACCCTTTTATGAGATATTTTTACCTGAAAAAAATGTTTTAGGGGTTACTTCAGTTATTCAAAAAGACGGTACAAACTATGCTAACGTACCAACAGCTCAAGAATTTATAAGTGAAGTTGGTAGATGGTATGAGGTTAATGCTTTAGCTCAAGATAGAGTTTTTATTGAAGACCCAACAAAACCATCTGATATGCCAGGTATTAAAGTTGGTAAATATATAACAACTAACGATAGATTTATTACAGAGTTTACACCTGAAGGTTTCTTTAAAATGACTTTTGGTGGTGGAAATACTTCAGCAGACGACCAACTTAGAGATTTTGCGAGAAATGGAATTAATGTCCAAAGTATGCAAACATACTTAAACAACTTTTCATTAGGTTCTACATTAAAACCAAATACAACATTGTTCATTCAGTATAGAGTTGGTGGTGGACTAGCGACTAACTTAGGGGTTAATGTGATTAATCAAGTTGGTAATGTTTCATTCTTTGTTAATGGACCTTCAGAGTCAACTAATACTTCGGTAGTTAATTCATTAAGTTGTAATAACGTAACTGCGGCAATTGGTGGAGCTGGATTACCTACTTTGGAGGAAATTAGAAACTTTGTTTCATTTAACTTTGCGGCTCAAGACAGAGCGGTTACAATTAGTGACTATGAGGCGTTAATTAGAAAAATGCCGGGACAATTTGGAGCACCTGCCAAAGTGGCGATTGTTGAAGAAGATAACAAAATCAAAATTAAGACGTTATCATATGATACATCAGGTGCGTTAACTTCTATTGTGTCAAATACCTTATTAACTAACTTAGCAGAATACTTATCCAACTACAGAATGTTAAATGATTACATCTCAGTTGAGACTGCTCAAGTTATTGATTTGGCTGTTGAGGTTTCAATTGTTTTAGATGCGAGTCAAAATCAGGGAGCGGTAATTGGTTCGGTTATTAATAAAATAACTGATTATTTTAATCCTTCAGTTAGACAATTGGGTCAAAATGTTAATGTTTCTGAAATCAATAGGATTATACAATCTGAAAATGGTGTTTTATCTTTAACCGATTTAAAAGTGTTTAACCAAGTTGGGGGACAATATTCTTCTTCAGAAACTTCCCAATCTTATTCTGATTCTGCGACAAAACAAATCGGGCTTATTGATAATACTATTTTTGCATTACCTACTCAGATATATCAAATTAGATATCCAAACAAAGACATTACAGTCAAAGTTAAGAATTTCCAAACAGTATCGATTAGTTAATAATTTATTTATTAAAGTTTCCACCTATCTTTAAATTAACTTGTATTTCAATATGAAATACTTGATGAGATAGTTTTCAAAAACTGTCAATTAACTATTTATGAAATAAAGGGAATAAATTAATGGGAAATTCGTATAGAATTAGAACAACACCTGGACAAGATAAGAACTTAGTCATTCAAGTCGACCAAGACTTTGAACAACTTGAGATACTATCACTTAAGATTAGGCAAGATGATGTCTATTTAAGAATGTGCTCCGATTACGGTGTTATTGCAGGTAGGGTATTTGCGAATAATGGGTATGGATTGCCAAATGCTAAAGTTTCGGTATTCGTACCAATATTACCTGAAGATGAGAATAATCCTATTATCTCCACAATTTATCCTTTCAAAACTTTAGAAGATACAAACGATGATGGTTATAAGTTTAATTTATTACCTTATTTACCTTCTTATTCTCAACACGTTCCAACAGGAACTTTTCCAAGTCGAAAAGATGCTTTAGTTAATCAAACAGCTGTTGAGTTATACGACAAATATTACAAATATACTGTAACAACAAATGATAGTGGGGATTATATGATATTTGGAGTTCCTGTTGGAACTCAAACATTAGTAATGAATCTTGACTTATCTGATATGGGTGAGTTTTCATTAGCTCCTGCGGATTTAGTTAGAATGGGAGTTGCAACTGAGGAACAATTTAATGGAAATCAGTTTAAATCTTCAGCAACATTTAGTGAACTTCCTCAAATTATTGTTATCAATAAAACTATTGAAGTTTCTCCATTTTGGGGACAAGAAGAAATTTGTCAAATTGGTATAACTAGAAGTGACTTTGATGTGACATCAAGTGCTAATATCGATATTAGTCCTACCGCAATTTTTATGGGTTCATTAATGAGCTCAAGTGAAAAAAGTGCGGTAAAGACTTCTAATGTTTCACAAAAACAAACTGGTGACTTATGTAAAATGATAACAGGACCCGGTGAAATTATCGGGATAACTCAAACAATTTTCCAAGATAATTATGGACTTCCTGTATTAAAGAGAGCGGACTTACCAAATGGTGGTAAATTAATTGATGGAGACGGTGTTTGGATGTTCGATGTTCCAATGAATAATGATTACGTCTATACCAATGAATTTGGTGAGAAAGTATTGTCAGAAGACCCAAGTAAAGGAATTCCTACAACAGGTAAGTATCGATTCAAAATTAAATGGCAACAAAGTACAAGTATCTCTGAAGATTATAAAAGGGGTTATTATATAGTTCCGAATATTAGGGAAAAAGGGTGGACGAGTCCAAATAGTGACCCGTTAGCAACAACCAATCCAAGTAGTATTGATTGGCAAAAGGCTCAAAAATCATATACGTTTAGTTTAGACTGGTCCGCATATACAACAAGTACGACATATAATCTAACAAATCCTGATATTGCGGATGCGGTTAATTGTGAAGATACTTTTTATCAGTTTGACTATAATAAAGTGTATACAACTGCGAGTTTGGTTGACAACCATAAGTCCTCAAGAAATAAAGAAAAATTCTTAGGTATTAAAAGAATTGATGATGACACCTGTGAGGATTCTGTTAATAGATATCCAGTTAATGATGGTGTATTTCATACTACTCTAATTTGGAGAATATTCAACATTCTTATTATCATAATTGGTTTATTATTGAAATACATTGTATTACCTATATACCATATAATAGCATGGTTATGGAATAGTTGGTTTAAAACTGTTTTAATGTTGTTTTTAATAGCTATTTTTGTACAACAATCGGTTAGTAATTTTATTGCGGCATTTGCGGCATTATCTACTGTACCACCTAATGGTCTTCTTTTTGCCGCACTTTTCGCAATAGGTGTATTATGGGCGGCTTTAGCAATTGCGGTATTATTTGTGTTTCTTCGTTTTGATGAATGGAAATTTCCACCGATTAAATTTCCAATGATTACATATCCTGATTGTGATACTTGTGATTGTGAAGGTAATACTGATGATGCGCCCCCTATTGATATACCTCCGAGTACAAATGTAAGTGCACAACCGGTGAATAGTGTTTTAGTTCCGTATAATATAGAGAATTCGTATTCTAATTTATTTGTAAATTTCTCAACATTTTTCCCATCGCCTTGGTCATTTTCTACGGATAAAACGTCAATTCTTCGTTTATTGACAGGAAATCCGAGTACGACATATGATAATGGAGTTCCGATAACTGTGAATTCGGGGGGAGCGATATATAATACATCACAAATTCCTTTCGGAGAAAGAATAAATTTATTTAATACCAAAGGAAAATACTATGAAGGTGTTAATCAAGTCAAAATAACTATTGAACCTGCGGTTAATACATCACCAACCGCTTATTATTTAGATAATGTTATTGTTGTTATTGGTACACCTACAACGGCATCACTAAGTGCCGGTAGTATGTTTTCATTTGTTAATCCAAGTAATTCTCAAGATACTAATATAACAGGAGGGACAACAAATGTTTATGGTACTAATAATATTACAGGAACAACGGTATATCCTAATCCTATTAGTATTACTTATGCAAACCCAAATTCAAAAAACAGTGGGAATATAACCGCAAGTTTTGCAACAACAACTACATCTGGTGATAGTAAAGTTTATCAATACCCTTCAGATATTGAATATTTCCAAGTATTAGCGAATATGACTGTGAGTCAATTTAGAGCGACGGCAGCATCATTAGGAACGCCAATACTGGGTTCGTTTGCGGATTTAATTGAAAGTACTACAACCATCACAAGAACAATTGGAAATCAAACCATCACAAGAACAATAAAACCTATTGATTTAGATGTTGACGAACAAATATTAATAATACAAAGAGGTGTTGACCCATATTCACCTGTATATAATATGAAAGTAGAACTTGGTAAAATTTTTGGGAACAATAATTTTAACGCTTATGATGTTACGGGTGATTAT